TTCACAAGCCCGACACATGGCAGATGTACATTCAGCCTGCGCTGGCAGATAAGCGCGGTTGGGCAATCTTCCCTTCGACTCCACGCGGCCACAACTGGTACGAGAATATGTACCTGATGGGACTCGACCCTGAATGGGCGAGTTTCGAATCATGGCGTTTCCCGACATGGATGAATACAGCCATGTTCCCCGGAGGGGAGACTGATCCAGAGCTTCTAGCTATTAAGGCTAACGTCAGTGAGTTCCACTGGCTACAGGAGTACTGTGCCGAGTTCACTGCGCTAGAAGGAAAGATTTACGACGAGTTCCGTCGCGAGGTTCACGTTGCCGACATTACCTACAATCCGTTCTGGGCAAACTATCAAGCATGGGATCATGGCTTTGCCGATCCTACTGTTTGCCTTGACATCATGGTAGACAACAACGAGAATGTATACGTTTGGCGCGAGTACCAAATTCGGCGCAAGACTACGACGGAGCATTGTCTCGCACTTATTGCTCGCCAGAACCCTACAGGATATCACGTCGATGGACGTTTTGGTGGTACTGCAGATGCGAACGAGAATGCCACAGTCGGAACTATGCTTGGCCCGGTTATCTCTCGCGTGACGCCTTGGATTCACGGTATCGAGGCTGTGAAGCGTTGGCTAAAGGTTCAGAATGACGGGAAGCCTAAGCTCTACATCGATCGATCCTGCACAGAATTGATCCGGCAGCTTGAGAATCTTCGCACTCCTAACGAGCGCGACGAACGCAATGTCCGGCGCTCAACTGGTGCAGGGATTGCGAGAGAGGGACAACACGACTACGACGACCACGGCCCTGACGCTCTTCGATATTTCTTTAATGAGAAGTTTATCTGGGGCTACCACGCCGGGAGCCTGGATGCCGTCTATAGTGCGCAATCAAGTCAAGGTGAAAGCCTCACAAGCTTGAGGTACAACACAAGACTCGTTAACTCCGGAAGCATCTCGTATGGCCCGCAGATTTAGCCCCCGCATATTCGCTCAAGATCGGCCAGACTTCGCCGATCCTAGAAAGCCGATGGGGAACACAACTCTTGAATCGAAGGGAAGTACCCCTGTACCTTCGCAAGTTATGAAGGAGCAGGGGTCATCCATCCCCGGCAAGATTCCGGACATCGTTCCGAAGTTCTCCTCGCGGCGTTCGATGGCAACGCAGTTCAGCGAGATGCGGAATAGTGATGTCACGGTCGATGTCTCGCTGCGTGCAACTAAGGTGCCGATTCAGGGTGCTAATTTCTTCATGCAGCCGTTCGATGACAAGCCGATTAACAAGGACATCAACGATTTCGTTTCCTACAACATCTTCGAAGGAATTTCACGCCCGTTCATTCTGGTGCTTGAAGATATCCTCCACATGTTCGAAGATGGTTTTTCAATTCTCGAGCCCGTGTGGGAGACTCGCGAGTGGACGCCGAATCGTGCTGGAGCGAATCGTAAGAAGTATACGATGCTCGCTCGTCTTGCTCCGCGTCCGGCTAGCACAATCGAAGGAATCACGTACGACGACAATGGTAGCCCGGTTACTGTAACGCAGAACGCAATCCGTGGAGATGGCAACGCCGATAAGGTGGAGCTTTCTACGGACAAGGTTCTAATCTTCACGTTCGGCGGTGAAGGCGGCGATCTTATGGGTCGCTCCATTCTGCGTACTGCGTACGAACCGTGGTTCTACAAGAACACCCTTTACAAGATTGATGCAATTCAGAAGGAGCGCAACGCTCTCGGCATTCCGGTTATGAATCTGCCGGATGGCTACACGTCAGGCGACGTTGCTGCCGCATGGGAGATGGTCACGAACATGCGCACCAACGAGAAGACTGGCGTTGTCGAGCCTCCTGGATTCACTTTCCGTTTCGAGAAGCAAGAGGGTCAGCCCGTAAACATTCTGCCGTCCATCGAACACCATGATGGCCGTATCCTCCTGAATGTCATGGCGCAGTTCCTTCTGCTTGGTCTTCAAGGTGGTGGCGGTCGAGCAACTTCGGGATCGCACGTTGACATGTTCCAGAAGGCGATGAAGTACGTCGCCAACTATATCTGTGGCATCTTCAACCTCTACCTGATTCCGAAGATCGTCGGCTACAACTTCGATACTGCAGAGTTTCCGCAGATGCGGGTGCGCAATGTCGGAGAGACGAAGGATATTCAGATGTGGGCATCGGCACATGCGAACCTGCTTTCGCAAGGTGGCCTCACGAAGACTCTCACGACAGAGAATTGGTATCGCGAGACTCTCGACATGCCTTACATCACGGAGGAAGAGCGCGATGAAGCGCTTGCTGGTGAAGCTGTTGATCCTACCGCTTCGGACAATATCGATTCCACTAACGGCAACGGCAACAGCAACGGTAATGCAAATGGCCGAGGCTCTGTGGAAGCGAAGAACCGACACACTGGCACTGGAAACACTGGAACTAATCCGGGAGCGGAAAGTGTCTCGTAGGGAGGTTTTCTATTGGCGCGTAAAGGCTTTGTGGCAGAGGCACTTTCGGAACCTGGAAGTGGCCCTGCACCCGTATACCTTGACGTCGAACAGGAAGATAAGGCAGTCAAGAATGGGTGGCGTCGAGATACGCCGCCAATTGCTTACCCTCCTGTTTGGCCTCCCGCCGACGAACCAGAAGAGTAGGGGGTGATCCAAATACCCTGGGAAGTTAAGAAGCTGGATGGCAAGTTCTGCGTTTACAAGAAGGGGGAGTCAACCCCCGTTCATGGCGGCAATGGAAGCTGCCATGAAACACGCGAAGAAGCTGTAAGGCAGATGCGGGCACTCTATGCAAATGAAACACCTACAATGCATAGCGCAATTGCTTTCAGCGATGTCGTTATCGAGGATTCGGAAGGCGAGCCCGAAAACGTTAAGTGGGTTAAGGCTTGGCGTTACAGTTCGTGGCAGCATCCGAAGTACGGACTTGTCGAGATTACACCGTCAATGGGGTTGGAATTCAAAAAGAACTTCGATGAAGGTGTTATCGGCAGGCAGCACATCATTAACTACGATCATGCGATGGACCCGGCAAAGGGAGGTAAGGCTGCAGGGACGATTCTCGATGTAGACCCGCGAGAAGACGGCATTTACTACAAGGTCATGTTTACCAAGCCTGCACTTGATGAAGTGCAGAATGGTGAATGGCTCTACCTTTCTCCGGAGTATAAGGAGAACTGGACCGATCCTGAAACTAATCAGGATTTCAAGAATGTGCCGTTCGATCTTGCTCTTACCAATCAGCCGTTTTTTGGTCAGCAAGTTCCGCTCAACTTTTCGGAGCTTGGAATCGAGTTGGAGGATGATGAGAAGGATGACCAGGAGAGAGGAGGATCAGAAGTGGATGAGCTTCTGAAGAAGTTCGCGTCGAAGCTCGGTGTTGAAATCGAAGACGATGCAGATGAGAGTGCAGTTCTCAAGGCTGCAGAGGATTTGAATAAGGTCATCGAGCCTCTTCGCAAGGCGAAGGATGAAGGCGCTCGCAATCGCACTTTCCGGGAAGCATTCCCCGAAGAGTGGAAGGAAATGGAGCGGCTTCGTGAGGCGCGCGTCGAGTCGGACGCTCTTATGTTCGCTGAGAGCTATCAGCGGTTCACGGTTCGTAATGGCGAGGACAGCTACAAGTCAACGTATGGGTTCTCGCAGCTTGTGGTCGATAAGATCGCAGAGGTTCACAAGAAGTTCTCGACGAAGGATGTCGATACGAACGATCTTCGTGAACTTCTCGACCTGATCGGTGACAAGGGGATTGTCGATTACTCCGAGAGTGGTTCTTCGCGGACGGTCGATGGTCGCATTCGAAGCGACGACCCGAAGATCGCATTCAGCGAGGCAGTGCTTGAAATTCAGGAGAAGGATCAGGTCGAGTACGAAGTTGCTATTCGTCTCGCTGCTCAGCGCTATCCTGAACTTCATGAGGCGTATCAGCGAGCCGTTCCTCAGCGGTAGAAGAAAGGAGGGAAATAAGTGGCTACCCACAACTTTGTTCTCGGTCGTGGATTCGATGCTGCCGCAGCAATCACAAAGCGTCGTTTTGTGAAGGCTGGTTCGGCTGCTGCTGATCCGCAAGTTACGCCGGTTACTGCAGCAACAGATGTTCCGCTTGGCGTTGCAGAATACGATGTCACTGCAGCCGAGATTCTTAAGGGTAAGGGTGTGTCGGTGCAGATGGTTGGCATCGTGGAAGTTGAAGCTACCGGCGCAATCGCCGTTGGCGGGCTAGTTGCACCCTCCGCAAACGGTAGGGCGCAGCCTGCAGTTGCTACAAACCGTCAGGTCGGCGTTTGTGTTGGTCATCCAGCGACCAACGCGGGCGACGTCATTGACGTGCTTCTGTTCCTGCCCGGAAACATCGTCGCTTAGGAAGGGAGGTAAGAGTAAATGTACGATCCGAGTACCCTTTACACTGATCCTATTCTTACCAACCTTTCGGTTGGTTTCCAGGATCAATCGCTCTATGGAACGGACCTTTTCCCGATTACTCCGGTTTCTACACAGTCTGGTCGGTATCGCGTTTTCGACCGCTCTGACTGGGTGATCTTTGAAGATCGCCGCGAGCCGGGTACCATCGCGCGTGAGGTTCGTGGTAGGAAGTGGAGTGAAGATACGTTCCGCACTTCTGAGCATTCGTTGCAGGGTGCGGTGCATGATGAAGAGACGCAGCAGCTTTCATCGCTCGGCGGGCTTGCAAATCCGTCGTTCGGTGGCGCTCTGCAAATCGATCCGCATGCAGACCAGACGAAGCTTCTCACTCGCGCGATTCTCCTCAAGCATGAGTTGAAGGCTTCGACGCTCATTCGCGACACTGCACAGTATCCGGTTGGTAGCACGGTTACGCTTGCCGGTGCGCAGCAGTGGGACGACTACACGAACGGCGTTACGTCTACGTCGAATCCGGTTGCAGACATTCTTACTGGTATGCGCAAGGTGTGGAGCCTTACGCGGCGGTATCCGAATGTTCTCGCAATCCCGACGATGGGCATGTCCTACATCGAGAACCATCCGCGAGTTGTGGATCGGTTCAAGAACTTCAGGCTTACGCAGCCGGATGCATTCCGTCTGCTTACGGGCTTTGAGGGTAGGATCATCAACGTCGATTCCGTGTATAACTCGGCAAACAACATCGACGCTACTCCTGCGATCACGGACTTCTGGGGTAAGGATGTTTGGCTCGGTATCGTTGATCCGAACCCTGGTCTTCTGACGATGACGTTTGGTAAGACGTTTGCTCAGTCGTATCCGAATGGTGGAATTCGGCCTACGGATCGTTGGCGCGAGGAAGATCGTAAGGCTGATGTGATTCGCGTCTCGATGAAGTACGACCTGAAGATCGTCTCCAACGTTGCAGGTTATCTCATCAAGACTGCGTTTAGCGCTGGCGCATTCTAAACAGGGAGGATGAGAGATGGCGTATTACGCATGGAGTCCGATTCGCGGTGGTACGGCCGACAAGCCGGTTAACATTGCGCGTGGCGCAAAGGTCACTAAGGATGGCCTTGGTGTCGATGATGCTAACTGGAATGCACTTGTCGAGTCGGGTGCGGTTCGTGAGAAGGAGTTCCCGGCACCGGCAGATTATGACGGTTCCGTGATCGACTATCTTCGCGATAGACTTCAGGAAGCACAGTCGCTTTCTGCAGTCGATGAGGAAGAGGCTGCTTCTGAGCTTGCTGCAGTTAGTGCGGCGAATGCACCGGAAGCTGCCGCCGCAATGCCGCCCGCGCAAGAGTCGAGCGGTAAGAAGTAGGTGGGAACGTGCTAGCGAACCTTGACGATATCAACACACATCTGCCGACTGACAAGCTCAAGGCAACTGATGGCAACGAGGAAATCGATCGCCACCAGACTGATGTGGAGCGTGTTATCAAAGGCTATTTGACTAGCACGTTTCCCGCTGCAACACTCGCTGCATGGACCGACCCCGATACAACTCCTGGATTTATCCGGGGTATCGCGGGTCGGTTCATTGCAGCGTTCTACTACGCAAAGAAGTATTCAGAGGCAATCCCGGATTGGGATAGAACGTATCCACAGCGTCTCTATAACGAGGCGATGGCAATGCTGCAGTCAGTGCAGACGGGTGACGTTATTATCGATCCGGGCGTTACACCCGACACGGCGTTCGATAGCAGTTTCTTCTATCCTGGGAAGGATAGCGAGCCTGTCTTTACGATGGGCATGAGGTTCTAAGTGTCGGTTATCTTCCCGCCTACTGCAAGGCTCGACTTCGAATGGGTTGAGAATACCCCCGAAGAAATCAGTTACGACCTTGCGTTGCTGGAAGGCTATTTCGAGAATCGCCAAGCACTGACCGAAGCATTGAAAGAAATGCTGGAGTCGGATATGGCGATGAAGTTCGAAACGGAAACCGATCCGTCGGGTTCACCTTGGCAACCACTTAAAGAGCCTGCGAAAGATCAAGTTGGAATCCTACGCCTCACCGAAGACATGTTCAATGCGGCAACTTCCGAAAGTGCATGGAGCGCAACTCCGCAGGGCGTGTTCTTCGATACAGGCATGTTGCCTCCGTACTGGGCATTCCATGAACAACCCGATGGTGGCGCACATCGAATTCCGAAGCGTGAGTTTATCGGGCCGTCAATGGAAGCGCAAGCCAAGGCAGCAAGTATCGCAGGCATGTGGCTGGATTCGATTATCGAAGCTGTCGCCGCACCTTCGATGTTTACTCCAGCATCAGGAATGTTCAATCCTCTAGCAACGAGGGGTGCAGTTACACGGGGTACGAGCGTCGGCATCGTAACGCGAGGAGTTTTTCGTCGGCAGATTCACGACCCCGCAACTGGACGCTTCGTTTCTACTAAGGGTATCTTCGTGTAGTGGAGGGCTATTACACAAGACCAGAACAAATTCTCGTTCGACTCAAAGAGTTGTTCGAAATGGCCTCTGGTCTACTCGGCCTGCGTTATATTGCAACACAAGAAGAAGGATTGATTCCCGAGTACCCTGCTATTCAAATTGCCTCCGAGCCACTGATTCGCGAAATACATGGGACTTACACATTCGAGAACACCTTCGTCTTCGTCCTGTGGGTTTACCATGCGAACCTTGAAGCTGGGCATGCGCGGCGAACGATCGAAGACATGCAGTTGGCTAGTAGTATCGTGGAATTTCTCCATAGGCCGGACGTACGTGTACTTCGGGACGAAGCCCGCGCAACCGGGCCATTCGCAGTAGGCGCTGATCGCCTGATTCACAGCTATGTATCTCTGGAAACACCCGGTATGGTTCTCCCAGAAAATGGGCCAGGAGTCATCGCAACAAGATTGCTGTGGATTGGAATGGGACAAGAGAGGTTCGAACATGGCTAGGGAGGAAGCATGAAGGTAGAACTAAACGACGATTCGCTTCCGAAGGGTACCGAATACCACGTTGAAGGGCTTGGCACCCTTGTTAACGGGAAGTCTGTCGAATTCGACAAGGAAGCTGTTACTGCTTTCGAAGAGCGTACGGGTCAGACAGTTGCGGAAGCATTCAAGGAGAATGCGAACGTCTCACTCTCTGGCGAAGGAAGTAGGACGACAAAGGAAGGGGGTGAGAGCTAGTGCCTGCAGGACTTTCTGGTGCAGGGTGGCTTGGTTTCGCGTTTGAAACCGTCAAGGGCACTTTTGTACCCGCAACGCAATTCATTCCGATTCTTTCGGAGAGCTTCCGATATAACGAGGATCGGTATTTCTCGCCGCAGATTCGTCAGCAGGTAATGACGTCGGACGTTGCGCAAGGTTACTACCACATCGAAGGCGATGTGGAGCTTGAAGCCGACGTGAATTATCTGCCGTACCTCCTGTACTGCACGCGACACAATATCGCGTTCGCTTCGGGCGTGTATACGTTCACCCCCTCCACAGCGGGTTCGACTTCTACCGCTGCTTCGGGTACTGTGCAGAGAACCGCATCGATCACCATTGTCCGTAACGGTATCGGTTTCGGCTACTCTGGTTGCACACTTGGTTCGCTTGGTTTCTTCGTGGATGCGGGCGTTCTCAAGTTCCGCGCAACACTGTTCGGTGAGAAGGATAATGTTGTCGCATCGCCTCCGACTCCGACGTGGCTTGCTCCTTCGCTGTTTGGAGCTTCCGCACATTCGGTCTACGTCGATGCCGCTGGTACCACACCTACGTTTGCGGGATCGGCAGTGCGGGACTTCAACGGATTCGAATTCACGGCGAATCACAATCCGTCTGCCGAGAACAGACTCGTCAACGACAGAAGCGCAACGTACATCGCGTTCCACGAAACGGAAATCTCTGTCAATACGGAACTCGACTTCGTGGACAAGACGGAGTACGACAACTTCGTCGCTACCACTCAGAAGGCGTTCCGTCTGGAAAGCCTGAAGGGAGGTAACACTTTCGCCACGGCTACCGAAGCTGTGTCGATTGACATTAACCGTGGAGTCTATGAAACTTATGATGTTGGTCTATCAGGACTCGCAGACCTCATCATGGCCGGTGTTACAATTCGTGGCATTGGCATTGCTGGTGGGAATGCTTATCGAATTCGTGTCAAGAGTCCCGTCACCATCGCGTAACGATAAGCGACTACGTAACAACGCACTATACAACAGGAGAAGTGGAATGCCAGTTGCAACTAGAAAGATCGAATCGGTCCGACACGATCTGAAGTCTCTGCCCGAAGCATGGGTTGAACTCCGTCAGCTTTCATACGATGAAATGCTTGAGCGTCGGGATGGTGCGACTCAGATTCTTATGGAGCGCGGGATTAGGGATACTGATTCACAGCAGATGAACGTAAAGGTTCTGAATCGCTGGTCGAATCAGTATTCCTTCCCGCGTTGCATTACTGACCACAATCTAACGGACGACCAGGGCAAGCTGCTTGATTTCAGCAAGCCCGAATTTGTGTTCCCAATGCTCGACCCGAAGGTCGGTGCAGAGATTGAATCTCTTATCGACAAGCTCAATCAGGAGGATGAAAAGGCAGAGGATTTTACACCTGCGCCAGACTCATCCTTGCCGGATGGGGGGAACGAGCCTACGAACGATTCGGGCCTGAGCTAGTTCTAGAAGTTCAGCGCTGGATACGGATTACACGGCTAGCGGCACACTTCCATGTGTTGCCGCTAGCCGGAGGGTTGTTCGATCAACCGGGTAGTTGGTTGATGCGAATGGAAGCCGTAGCAAGAGCCGATGCAGAACAAGCTCGCGTTGCGGATACAAATAAGGAAAACGCGGAACAGAGGTTAGCGGAGAAGATGGCGCGTGGCATTCCGAGCGAGTGAACTCCGTCTTATCCTGGGCGTTCAAGCCTATGGTACAACCAACCTTTCTCGTCTGCGTCGAGATATTACTTCTCTTGGACGCGCGGCTGATGTAGCGAATGCCAATCAGCTTCGCGTCCAAGATCAAATTGTCGCGAAGCGTCAGCAAGTAGCGCAAACCGCTCAACGGATTGCGTCTATGGAAAATCGGCTTGCTGCGAATCGTGCGAACCTAGAAGCTCGCATGGCTGTGGACGCGGAAAGATTCGCGGCCCGCCGTTCGATGCTCGCACAGCGCGAGATGCAAGCGGTCGAAACGCTTGCCAATCGCCGCGTGCAAATCGGCCGCACACAAGACCGTATCGAAGCGATGCGAAGTAGCGGCATGCAGAAGTTCGCTGTGCAAGAGACGCAACTTGCGCAAAGGCGCATGGGCCTGCAGAACCAGATCAATACTCTGGAGAGACAGAGCATTGGGCTCGGTGCGCAGAAGCTCCGCAACCTCGCAGCACAAAGTGCAGCCTTGCGTAGAGTTGCAAACGTCGCCGGCGATGAAGCTGCGTTCACCAGAATCCAAGCAATGCCAACTCCGCAACTTATGCGGGGTCGCGGGATTGACGATCAGCTTCGCGAGGCGGAACTGCGTTATCGTGCGATCCAACAGGATGCACGGAAAATCTCATACGCACAAGCCGCACTGCCAAAGCAGATTGCCGCGCTCAACATGCAGTTGGAAGTTACTGCGCAGCAGGACGCTCTTATCCAAGCGCGTAAGTTTGAGCAAGCTGCTGCTATCGGTCGAGCGAATGAGATGCTCGGAGTCCAGAGTAGCGCATTGCAAACAATCGAAGCGCGCCTAGCGCAGATCGCAGTTGAGCAAGATGCGATCCTTGCGAACGAGAAGCTTACGACCGTTCAGCGAGAAAGCGCACTCGCAGCAATCAATGCTGAGTCTGCTGCAATTGACGTGCAGAAGTTGAAGCTTACTGAACTGCTTGCGGAAGAGGAACGTCTCGCGACCGTACGCATGAACGAGGCTAGACGTGCGGATGCAATGGCCGCTCGTATGCGTGGCGCACAGTCGATGGAGACGGCTGGCCGTACGCTTGCGCATGCTGGCCGTACTGCGCAATTCGGCGGACTTCTCGGTACTGCAGTGTTTGCAGGCACGGGTGCTGCCGCTGCAGAATTCTCGAGGAATACAAATCTTGCAGCTACGCAGATGCGTGACGTCGGTGCGTCGTTTACGCAGACTGCAGAGCGCGGCAAGCAGTTGCAAGCCGTCATCCTCAACATGACGAAGGAATTCCCGGCTGGCGCACAGGACATGTCCGATGCAGCCTACGAGATTTTCTCGTCAATGAACATCGTCCGTAACGGCGTTGTCGATACAGCGAAGGGCTTCGATCTTCTGCGTACTGCGAACAAGCTGGCTGTGGCGGGTCAGGTCGATCTTGACGAAGCGACCAACGCCATGATTACAACGCTGAACAACTTCGACCCGAATCTGCAGCATGTCGGCCAGACAATGAATCAGGTGTTTGCGATTGTTCGTTTCGGTCGTATGCGCCTAAGCGATTTCGCGAAGTCCATGATTCCTCTGGCACCGCTTGCGAATACTCTCGGCCTCGGTCTTTCAGATGTAGGCGCAGCGCTTTCGACGTTGACGATCCTCTTCGGCGACCAGGAGAATAGCGCGAAGGGTCTTGCTCGCGCGATGGAGCTTTTCAACCTCCCGGCGTTCGCAAAGGGATTGCATGCTGCGGGGATCGAAGTCAAAACTACGAGCGGCCGGATGCGACCACTCTTCGACATCATTACGGACATCCGCAAGACTTCACCGGAATTGGCTACAAGCCAGAAGTCTATTGTCGAATGGCTGATCCAGGTTTCCAAGGCAAGCGGTCTGACGAAGGCTGGCATCCAAGGCACCGTGCAAGCAAGGCGTGCAATCGCGGGCCTCGTCACGCAGTATGGTCTGTACCAGAACATTCTCCAGAACATTACTGGCGATCAGAACGAATTCAATGATGCCTTCAACGCAATGCGGAATACGCCCGGCGTGCAATGGGCGATCTTTGTGAACCAGATGAAGGCGTTCGCAATTGTCATCGGCCAAGCCGCTTTGCCTGCGCTTCTCGAACTTAGCGATTGGCTCGTCGGTGCAGCCAAGTGGATCGAGAATCTTTCGAAGCGCACAGATGGTGCAGCTATTCGCTGGGCGGCATTCGCCGCAGCAGCTTTGCTAGTCGGCGGTACACTCGCGAACATGATCGGCAGCATCATCGCACTCGCAGCTAACTTCAAGATTCTCGGCGCGAGCTTTGCAGCGGTCGAAGCGGAAGCCACAGCAGCATCGATTGCAGCTAGCGCATTGCAAGCTGGCCTCATGGGATTGGTAGGGATCGGTATTATCTCGATTCCCATCGTCTTGCAGATTATCAAGGGTGGCGACCCTAGCCTGTGGGACTTCCTCGGAGCGGGAGCAGCGGGTGCTGCAGGCGGTGCAATGATTGGTGGCGCACTCGGATCAATTATTCCTGGCGCTGGCACAGCGGTCGGCGCAGCAGCGGGAGCAGGAATTGGAGCAATCACCGTTCCGCTAGTGGTTCACATCATTTCGAAGTTCCAGCCGCCTGATCCAAGCACAGTCGCGCCTGTAAAGGCAGCGTATGCTCAGTACCTCAAGACGGCTCTTGCCCCAGGCGAAACTGTCAAGACCTTCGAGCAGTTCCAGAAGGACTTCAATGCGAACCTGAAGAAGTTCGCTATTCCAAAGACTGGCGAAGATGTCGGACAGGCATTCAAAGCTCAGCAAGCGAAGCCTAAGACAGCGATGGAGAAGTACCAAGAACTTGTGAAGCAGTTCACGAAGCAGAATCTCGCTGCGATGGACAAGTATTGGGAGTCACTCGCTGGCGGGCCTGATGGTGGCGCAGCGGATGATGCTGCAGCCGCAGCAAAGACTCGCGCGAAGGCGATTCAACAAGCGTACGAGAACATGCAGCAGAAGATCGATCAGGTTGTCGATAAGCTTGCGCAGACCTACGATAAGTTTAGGGAGCAGAATAAGCAGACGTTCGGTGAGCTTTTCCAGGGGCCGGTGCTTTCGGGCTTCATGGGTGACATGTTCCAAAGCATCAACGATACGCTGCAACAGTTCGGGCAGACTATCCCGATTCCTATCGAGTTGCTGAATCGCGACCTTGAGATGCAGATTACCAACTTCGAGAAGTTGCGCGAAGGCTACGCCGCTCTTATCAAGAAGGGCGTGCCACAGGAAGTGGTGCAACAGATTCAACAGATGGGTGTTGCGGGACTTCCGTTCGTTCAAGGATTGCTGCAGGCTTCTGGGCCGCAGTTCAAGAAGTTCGTGGATAACGTTAAGCGGAGCCAGAAGGATATCAAGGATGCGACGAAGATCGACTTCAACAACCAGCTTGCTCAGTGGCGGAAGTACGGTACCGATATCGCAGACGAGATTATCAACGGCCTCTCCGCTGATGCTGCACAAGAGAAGCTCAAGGGTGGATTCGAAAAGT